GGGTTTACTCCCATGCGAATGGACACGCAGAACGACTTTTCTTTTAAAGGCGTCGAATACGGAACCCGGCGAACAGACGCTAAGTCTGGAGCAGGATCAGTTTTGAAACGTGCGGACGCGTCATTGGATGAGATGAACGAAGCGTGGTCCACATACCTAGACAACCTGTATCGTGAGCAAAGCAAACTATACGTCGATGTCCAAGCTGCTCGGACCTTGGGTCTGTCCGATGATGACATTCGCCGTAACCTAATCAACGGTGCCAAGCTGGGTAAGCGTGAAGCCAACGCAATTATTGACGGTCGATTTGAACCGGGCGAGGCAACATCTGAACTGGCAAAAGAAATAAACAGGTTGCGTCAGGCAGAGGGCCGTGTGTTCGAAGAGGAGACGTTGTACTTCGATACATTCAATCAGATGTCACAGGATCGCACGGATCAGCCGTTACGTTACGAAGCTCCATCGGCTCCCACATCTTCGATCCCTGTGTTTGATCCGAACTTGCCCTCAACTCCAATCGATCAACCGAGTGGCTTGCCTGTGTTTGATCCGAACCTTCCTTCGACATTACTTGAAGGTCGAGCTCCGCAACCTGCTCCCGCCGTTCCAACGGGTCAAGCTAAGTTGTCCCCAAGTTTATTAGGCGACAACCCTGTCGATGTCGCCCGGAATATGGAGATCGCTACAGCGTCTCGATAGTCACCTTAATGCCAGTGCCTCCAAACAGACGGACCAGTTCGTCTGCAATGGTCTCTGTCTCTTGGATGATTTCATCGTCCCCAGAGATAGCCGATAGGTTTAGGGCCATGCCCACAAAGTCCATCAGTGCCTCTACCTGAACAGGGTGCATGTCTTTTAGTCCAAGTGTCTTTCCAATGTTCGGATCGATCATTCGATTTCTCCCCAATCTTCCTTGATGTCTACGTCTATCTTCGAAGGAACCTTGAGCGGCACACCTGTCTCCATGATCTCCTTAATCCTAGCCGTTTGCTCTTGGCTCTCTATGTTAAAGCATAACTCATCATGAACCGTGAGCATAGGAGTAAGTCCCTCGTTGTAGCAATCGAGCATCGCCTTCTTGGTTTGGTCTGCCGCTGATCCTTGGATCAAACGGTTGAGCGCCTTGTATGTGAAGGCTCGTTTAATATCCTTGCCGTACTCCTTCAGAGCTTCCTCGTGAGGTAGGGGTTTGCCTACTCCGAACTTCAGGGGCTCCCAAAGATGAAACCTGCACTTACGGCCCAGTAGAGTGCGTATCTGACCGTTCTTGTCCGCCTGCTTGGTAGCCATATCCGCAAGCTGCTTAACAAACGGAACCTTACTGCGGTGCCGCTTAATTAAATCCTTGGCGTCTTCCGCAGGAATACCCAACTGATCTGCCAGCTTGGCTACGCCCATGCCGTACATAATCCCAAGGTTTACCGTCTTGGCTTGCTTGCGCGTAATCCCAGCAAGATCCGCTACCATCTGGTGCAGATCCACGTCCCCACTGTTAAATTCGTCCACCACATTATCAACCACATGGCTGCGCAGCGCAGACGGAACGCTTGCCGCAAAGTGTACCAAGAGCCTCGGTTCTTGGCTCGAGTAGTCAAACGACCCCCACTTCATACCGTCCTCTGGAATAAACAATCCTCGGATCATCTTTTTAATATCCGGATCCCGAGCCGGGATCTGCTGTAGGTTGGGGTTCGAAGAGGAGAACCGACCCGTAACCGTACCGCCCTCGTCCCTGCGGGTGGAGTGCAGTTCCGTATGAATGCGTCCGTTGTGCTCGTGCCGCAGAATGCTGTCGATAAACGTAGCGTCGGCCTTGTCATACTCCCTTAGTTTAACCAACTGCTGGCATACTTCTGCTGGATGGTTGTTTAACCACGCTTTGGTAAACGACGGAGCTCCGCCTGTAGTCTTACCAGTATCCTCGTTTTCTTTGATCTCGGTCCTCGGGTATTCCATGCCCAGCTTATCGAACATCTTCTGGATTGAAGCAGACGCCCAGATGTCCACCTCCATGCCAGCTTCCTTTTCGATCTTGCCGCGCAGCAGCTTAGATTGTTTGCGGATTAGCTTCTTATTCCGCTCGGCCTTGTCCAGATCCACACGCACCCCTTGGGTTCGCATGTCCAACATGCAAGGGATCAAGCCGTTTTCAATGTCCCAGATATGCCAGAGTTCCTGATCCTCGAGCTCAACTTTCAAAGCCTGCCACAGTTTAAGCGTAGCCACGGCATCCTGCTCGGCATACGCCCCCACATATTTAGGCGGCAGCTTGTACATCTCTGCCTTGGGATCCACGCCCCACTCCTTGGCGGCAGCTTGCAGCAGCTTCTCGTTCTTACGCAGAGCAACAAAGTCCCTAGCCATAGCATCGAGGCCAAAGGACCAACGGTTCTCATTGACCAACGCTCCAGTAATCATCGTGTCGATAATCCGACCCTTGATCTCTACTCCCTCGGCCCTCATCCATCCCGCATCGTAGGTCGCGTTGTGCATGATCACGTTCATGTCAGGCACAGACATCTGCTTCTTGAGCCACCGCATGGTGAACTTGGGATCGAGGTTGTGGGAGTTTTCATGGCGGATCGGGAAGTACCCTTTGTACTCCCCCGCTGCCACAGCAATCCCTATGATATGCCCGTCCTTGCGAGCCCAGCCCGGACCCAAGGTTTTGATGTTGGGATCATATGTCTCCAGATCCACAGCCACCTCCTTGTAACCCGTAAGATCGGGATACTCCGGTGGAATGTTCCAGTCAGCATCGATCAGATCCAACTCGTTTTTAATCTGGTGATGCAGCGCACTGCCGAATAAGTTATTTTGCATTCTTTGTTCGCATTCTATCTATGATCTCCGAAATACTGCTCTTGTCCCGATCCGTGTGCTCCGCCCCCAAGGCACTATAACCAGCCTTATCAATCCACGAATCCTCGTGTTCGATAGTCTCGATAAGACGTGCACTCTTTACCCAGTCCATCATCAGCGCAACATGCGCCGGGGTTATATGACCGTGGCTCTTCATTGCCCCACTGACAATTACATTCCATCCGGTGGCGATCCGAGAGTGGTTATCGTATGCGTCACCGTAATCCGTGGCCCTCGGGCCGTTGATCAGTTCCTTCGCCTCATCTAAAACTTCATCTCGTTTCATCTCGTTACTCCGTAAACAGGTTGCTTTTCCACTGACATACCTTGTCAATGTGTGTGTGGCGTGTGGTAGGACGTACCATCCCTACCTTCTCAACCCACCCCAACTTTCGCAGAGATGCCATCATAGCCCCCCAAACATTATGGTGGTGAGGGTCTTTCATCCCTTGCGACCTACAAAACGCACAGATTTTTCCGCCCTCAACGAACTCATGCTCGGACAAATACTTGGCTGCGTTGTCGTAGTATTCCTGTTTCCATTCGTCGTTCGCATGGACATAGGCTCGTTCGATTTCAGCTTCGATAAAATTAAATCGCTCTTGCTCATTACTCATATCGTGTACCTGTACTTATAGTTGCTCTGAAGAATGTATAACGTGTGACGCGCTCTGGTTACGCCAACGTAAAACGCTCGATGCTCATCGTCCGGATGATCGCTGTTCACACACGCCGCCGTCGACATCGTGAACACAACGCAGTTGTCGTCCTCCCCGCCCTTCATCGCATGGAATGTGGACAACTTGATCCGAGGCTCCGACATTAAATCATCGCCTCTCCGAGCCATGGCGTCAATGTAATCCTGATCGTCTCGGCCCACGCGCATAACCTCATAGGCGCTCTGCTCTGGCCCAGCCAACAACCCGTACTGAAGCTGCAAGATTTCGATGTCCAGTTCCGCGTCCGGAGCAAGCACGTCCAGCATTTGCTGACTGCCCCGACGAACCACCGCGTTCTTTCCCTGCTTCGGCACCGCCGAATAGAGGTCCTTAATGCGTTGCAGCCCCACGCTTTTACCAGCACATAGGTCATTCCAAGTGCCCAAGTTCGCCACCAGTTCAAGCGGAATGCTGGGCCTGCCCTTGATCGAATACTTAAACCCAGCCTTTCGAACATGCTTGGCTAACTCGTAAACATATCCGTTGGTTCGAGCCATGATGGTCCACGATCCCTCGTGCAGCGGAACGTCCTCCAGATGATAAACGTATTCGACGTTACCCTCTTCGTCTCGAGCATTAAATTGTTTGACGTGCCGATCATTAATCCGCTGGGCGATTGTCTTTGCCAGCGCGTGAACCGATCTTGGAATGCGATAGCTTTGAGCCAAAACTTTGACGTTACTCGAGCTTTTGTTAAACTCCTTAACATCAACGCCCGTCCACCTGTGAATGGCCTGATCGTCATCCCCAGCAATATAAACCTTCTCTGACTTCTCCGCGATCTTCTCCGCCATGCGCCACTGCAATGGAGTGAAGTCTTGTGCCTCGTCGATAAACAAATAGTCGAGGTTCGGGGGGATCCCCAGCGAGATGTACTTCTCGATCATATCCACATAGTCGTACTTGCTGGTCGCAGCCTTGTACTCGATAAGCTGCTTAGATAGCTGCTCCAGCTTGGGAAAGAACAAGTCCCTGTCACCCTCTTGATTGAACTCCGTGTCCAAATCAATCATGCGCAGCCGAGCTCGGTTCTCAAGCTGTAGGTACTTGGACCCCGATCCTCCGAGCGTGGGCAGCGACATGCCGTCCTCAAGGTTCGTCCGTATCTTGCCCTCGAAGGTCAAACCAATCTCGCGCCCGATGTTGTCGTAGTCTTCTTTGTTCATCACGTCTTGAGACTGTAGCCCAAGCCCACGAAACCCAAACGAATGGCTCGTCCGCATGTGGGGAAAGTCTTTGGCTTCCAGATTAAACTCGGCGCAGGCTCTCGTTACCATCTCCTCGATAGCCTTGCGCGTGAATGAAATAACCCCCAGTCGAGACGGGTGCGCTCCACTAGCCAACGCCTCTTTGATCTGCTGTATGAGGTAGTATGTCTTACCAGTGCCCGGTGGGCCTAGAACAAGTTCCGCTTTAGGTATCATATTCTTTCCCTCTTGGTCGGCTGTTAACCCAATCCTCAATCTCCGCCAAAACCCAGCGCGAAGCCGAGCGTCGATTATCGTCGGACCCAAGAACAATGGGCTTCGGAAAGTCTTCCGTCATCTGTGCTAACTTGTAGACGTAAGACCGTGATACTCCCAATAGATCGGCAACCTCTCCGACCCGGAGCAATCTGTTAGAATGGGATGTCATTATTTATCTCCTGTACGGGTAATTCTACCTCGTCTTCATCAAATGCAGGAACCCACCAACACCGAACCTTGGTTCTCTTCCCGCCTCGTTTCACTATATTCTGACTGACGCTGTCACCGCCCATGTCTCGGATGATTTGAATTATCTGAGCTCGGCCCAGCGCAGTGAACCTGCGGTGGTGCAGATATTCCAGCAGCCCCTCGATCTTAAACTTCGTCATGCCGTCATCCGTCCACGGCTTGCCCATCTCAATCTCTTCCGGTGCCATCGCTCGAATGTGGCTCGTGCAGTACGAAATCAAATGACTCTTAAACTGCCCCGCATACGTCTCTTCCTCCGGTACATCGATATACGTTGCTTGGCTCATCAAGTTGTTGACCATCTGCTGCCATTTGTTGGCCTTGGTAGTCGGAGGCATAAAGTTGCACTGCTCCATGCAGGCCCGTTGCCAGAGCGTCTGGTTCTGTAGCTGCTCGGTGCTCAACTGAATGCGCAGCCCGTTTACATCCATGAAGTATAGCCGAGGCTCGGACAGCATGATCGTCAGGCCACCAACCTGTGGTGCATCCGGAGCATCGTCGCTAATCCCATGCTTCGCCAACACGCAGAGCGATGGATCGCAATACGACTTGAACGGCTCGTCCTTACAAGTGTACCCCCAGTCTTTCTTCTCATGCTGCTTGATAACCGTCATGACTTCCGTCGAGGGCAGAGGAGGAGAAAACAACGTCCGGTTATATTCTTCCAAGGCATTCTGCCAACTGTCCGGAAACTTCTTCTTGCAGTACACGCCCATAAAAAAGAGCAGCTTGTTGCGCGGCTCACTCTGTGGCCCATCCGAAAAGATGTTTCGAATACACGGAGGTCCGTCCTCAAAATGCTTGCGCGTCTGGGTCGTGCTACGGATAGCCTCGAGATCCGACAACATTACGCTCTTCTTATCGATAGCCTCCAGAAACTCATCGAGCTCCATCGCCTCGCCCTTCTCATCGAAGCAATACCGCTGGGGCATCTCCGCATCGAAGTATGGCATGTTGATAAAGTTACCCACGTCCCCGCGCTCGACAATAATCGTGTCTTGCTTCGGGAATATCTCGACCCCGCTGTGACCCAGCATGATCGACATCTCGGTCAGATACTCTCGGACCACCGCCGCCTGTTCCCACTCCTTGAGAAACAAGTACAGATGCGCTCCACCAGACTTAGATCGACAGTGCAGCAGCGGAAGCTGTAGCTTCTGGATCTTGTCCTGTAACTCTTTCTGGTTCAGATCGTAGACATCAACGTCAATCGCCCCAAACCTACATTTGTTTTCTTCGTTGATCGGGATAGCCCCGACCCCCTGCTTGCCATCGATGTGCGCCTGTACTAGCGCCTCGGTCAACGGCTCCCGTATAATTTTGCTTTTGCTGTTTGCCTTGCCGTCCCTGCTTGTTCGTCCAACAGTCGTTGTACCATGAGCATTCTTCGCCCCAGCAAACGCGGCAAGCAGCTTTTTAGATTGTGACATTTACTGCTCCCAAATGAAGTTGGGGGACGGCCTCAGTACCCGCCCCCCGAGGCTACTTAGAACGGAATATCTTCTTCGTCCTTGACCGGAGTATTGGAAGTTGGGTTTCCGTCCTCCGGAGCAGCTTTCACTTCACCAGCCGCAACACTGTCGCGGAAGGCTTTGGCTTCGAGCATAAGATCGCGGTCCTCGACCAGTCCGATCTTCTCAATAGTGTAGTTGAACCACGACCCTTGGTCATTGCTCTCTTCGACAGTGGTAAACTTCCACTGAGTGGCAAACAACGG